GTAACGTTGCCAGTTGCAGTGATCAATCCCACTGTGGTTAAATTACCGCCTATGACATTGCCACTTGCACTCACACTGGCTGCACTGATTGCTGCTGCGGTGATCAAATTGCCACCAGTGATATTGCCAATGGCTGTGACCAAGCCTGCTGTGTTGACGTTGCCACCTGTGATGTTGCCTGACACTGAAATTGCAGTGCCAACAAAATTACCAATGATGTTACCACCTGACACATTGGCTGTGGATGTGATGTTGCCAGCGGCGCTGACTATTCCGCCTGTTAATATATTACCGCCTACAATATTGCCAGTGGCAGTTACAGTGCCCACAGAGATATCAGTCAGTGTGACATTGCCAAATATGTCTCCATTCACATACAAATTGCCCTGAATGCCCACACCACCGGCCACAGTCAATGCACCGGTCACAGAACTGTTGCTCACAGTGTTAGCAGCAATGGTCACAGGATTGCTGTAATAGCTCAAGGGACGATTCAAATCAACTACTGTGATGGCATTGCCAGCGTTGGTTGTTGAAAATCCAAATTCATAGGTGCCTGCATTGGCAAATGTGATCACATTGCTGGAGTACCCTTGAATGCCCACAATGCCGTTGCTGACTGTGTTGGGCAGGGTCAATGTACGTCCTGCCTGATCCACAGTAATTTGAGTGCGCACCACACCCAAGGTTCCAGCAGTGGGCCAGGTGTTTGAAGTAAAACTCAACGCAATGTTGCCAGCCATGTTGATGCTTTGATAAGGCCCGGCACTGCAATCTATTGTGATTGTGCCCGAAGTATTGGCAATGGCCACAACTGTGCCTGAAATGCCTTTGACCAGGGCATTGTACACCATGTTGTTGCCAAGATTGTTGTCCAGTGTAGTGCCTGTGAGAGCTGCCTTGAACACAGATTTATTCTGCAGTTCGGTTATCTCATCTGCAGCATATTGAAAATTTGTACGGGTATTGGTAAAGTTGTCACGCATGCCTTGAGTGTTGTTGCTGACTCCTGCAATGGGATAATTACCGTCGATATCAGCGGGATTGATTTGGCTAGTCATACTGGTTCCTTGTATTAGATATTTATTGCAATCACAATTCCACTAAATAATCCAAAGGCCCTTGAGCAAATGCAAAAGAAAACTAGAAGCATATTAGAAGAACTGGACAGCTTGTACATAGAACGTGATCGCAGAGCCATCATCGAAACTCGCGCCAGCAACCTAATAGAAACAGCCATTCGTTTGCTGGAACAAATTGACGCTGAATTCTCGCCTGACCAAGCAGAAAATCTTCAGCGCAAACTGCTGAATGCAATACGTCAACGAGACACCAGCAAGTTCTCACGGTCCGTAAGGAGAACCAATGCAGATATTTGAAATCACTGCTAGAAAATCAGTTCAAGAAGCTATTAATCCTGGTGCTGTGATTGGTGCACTAGGGTCTAAATTGGCTGCTTACAATGCACAACAAGCCGGATTAAGCATGCCAAATGATTCAGCCGGTGGCAGTGCTTACGGCGACATGCGAGCCAAAGCTGCTACTGCCGCTGATCCGTTGATCAATCAAATGGCTGCAGACGAATTGGCCAACTGGAATCGAACCCTGACCAATGCCATGCAATCTTCTGGTGTGGCAAGACCTGGCGCATTGCCCCCGCAGGTCAAGCAATCATTGTCAGACAGCTTTATGAGTCGTGTTTATGGATATTTCTTAGACGGCCAATTGGGCAATGATTTTTCTAAATTGCCTCAATATGTAGATAAGAAATCGCAGTCTGAAGCAGCTATTTTGATGTCTAAATTGCTGGCCAGCATTCGTGCTATTCGCAATTATAATTCTCCAGCAACCACGCCAGAGGGTCAGTTTAAACAATGGCAAGATCTCTCCAAAGTCACATACGACATAAGATCATTGATGCAGTTTAACTCTGCCAACAATCGTGCGCAGGCTGCGCAGGCTGCGCCAACTAACATGCCAATTATTGCCATAGATCGCAATTCAATTTTAAAAATTGGCAGCAGTGCATTGAATTATAGCAACCCTGTTCACGCCAACATAAGTGCATTGATCCGCAGTTTGATGTCAAAGCCTACTAGTCCAGAGCCAACTATCATTGTTACAGCCAATGGAGATGTCGTGCTAAGAGGCGACACAGGAAATTATCCGCTAGACTCAACAGATTCACTAGAACGTGAACTTATACGCATTATCAAAGCAGAAGTTAAAAAGTTAAACCCATGAAAACCCTACGCACACTATTAGAAGGCGGCAATGTGTTCAAGGATGCAGAAGGCCAGCCACTCACAGGGCGCATCAATCAAAGCGATGTGCCGGCCACTGTGGCCTGGCTTGAACAATTAACTGGCATAGAATTTCCACGTGAACGCTGGTTGGGATCAACAGGCAAAGCCGCCACGTCAGGAGACATGGATCTTGCTGTGGATGCCAATCAAGTATCAAAAGAACAATTGGCCGCAAAACTAACACAGTGGATTGTGGGCCACAAACTGCCGCCTGCTGAATGGATCAAAAAAGGCGGCGAAGTGCACCTGCGCACACCCATACAGGGACGCCCTGATCTGGGTTATGTACAAACAGACTTCATGTTCTTTCCCAACCTAGACTGGGGCACATTCTACTACAATCAAGGCGCAGGATCAGCATACAAAGGCATGAACCGGGCTGTGCTGATGTCAAGCCTGGCCAAATATCACGGGCTTACCTTGGGCGCCAATGGTGTGATCAGCAGAGCCAACAAGCAATTGATCACCATGGATCCTGACGAAGCTGCACGAATGATCCTTGGATCCAAGGCCACAAGAGACAATCTCAGCACCGTGGAAACCATATTTGCCGCACTAGCAAAAGACAAAGACCGCGAAGCCAAGATTAAAGACTTCCGTGAGTACTTGACACGAGAAGGTTTACAACAACCTGATGCTGTGACAGAACATGCTGACACTTATTTCTTGGCACGACTGCGTGATAGAATTGTGAACCAAGGCATGCAACCACTAGTGGAACGTGAAGCGGCCAATCCCTATCAAATTTATGAAGCCGACGAAGGCAATGTGGGTGGTAGAGCCAAGGGCATTGAACACCTGGAAGATCTGGTGTTTCGCAAAGGATCACGTGGTGCTGCAGAAGCATTGAGCATACTGGACCAGGCTGCTGCCAGTCCAGGCACCACAACCAGTGTGAAATGGGATGGCATGCCTGCTGTGTACTTTGGTCGCAAACCTGACACCGGTGAGTTTGTGCTGACAGATGGATCTGGGTTTGAAGCCAAGGGCTACGACGGCCTGGCCACAAGTCCCAGAATGATGGCTGATATACAAAATACACGAGCAGGTGATAGATCTGCACTGATACAAACTTACGCTAGATTGTTTCCTGTACTAGAAGCCTCATTGCCTGCCAACTTCCGTGGTTATGTACAAGGTGATTTGTTGTATCAGACCACACCTCCACTAGAAGCCGGCAACTATGTGTTCAAGCCCAACACTGTGCAGTATCGCATTCCGGCAAAAAGCTCACTGGGTCAACGCATTGGCAACAGCGAAATTGGCATTGCCATGCACACCATGTACTCAGATGCAGGTGATCCCAAACAACCATTACGGCGTGTGAAGTTCAACGATGTTCCGGGACTGTTGTTGATTGAGCCTATCTTTGCCAAAGAAATGGTGCCAAACACAGATCTTGCAAAACAAATCAAAGCACTGGTGCGAGACAAAGGTGCTGCAATTGACATCTTGTTCAACCCTGCTGAACTAAAAAGACAACAACTCACAGATCTAGCAAAACTGTGTGTGGACTACATCAACTTCAGAATCAAACAACCCGGGGGCAACTTTGACAACTTGTTGTCAGGATTTGGCGACTGGCTGCAGACCAAGGTTACTCCACGCAAGTTTGCCAACATTGTGGAATACCTACAGAGCCCTACTTCAAACACAGAAGGCTTGGCAGCGGCATTTACCCTGTTCTTGTTGTTGCATGACTTGAAGTTGGATGTACTGCGTCAACTGGATTTGAAAGATCCTGGACATGAAGGCTGGGTAATGGCCACCCCTGCAGGCTACAGCAAAGCGGTAAATAGATTTGACTTTACAGCAAGAAATGCGGCTAGAAATAATCCGCAACAGGCATAATTTTTACCAATTGTATAAATAAAAGCAGGTCCAACAAGACCACTTAACTTTAAAGGAAATTTATTATGGCACAGTTTACAAAAACAAACGGAACCACACAACCAGTATTTGCAATGGACGTTGCAAATGGCAGTATCGCTGGAACAGCAAACATTGCTGCTCAAGGCCCAGTCAATTTGGCTGGTCCTGGTCTGGACTTTTTCAGCCTGGTGGCTAATGCAAGTATCGCTACTGGCGGTAACGTCAATGGTTTTATCAACAACACTATGCAGGCTATCCAAAGTGGTGCTGGCACCACTGGCGCAGGCGGTACAGTTGCTATGTATCAAGTCAGCCCAGCGTCACCAACCATACTGAACGTGGCAATCTATCCCAAGGGTGCGTATGCCAACGCTGCGCAGTTCCTTACTGTTGCTAACACTGCTACCGCCACAGGTGGTCTGAATATTCAATTCAACAGTGCGGCTGCCAACGCTGTGTTCACAACATCTCCATTGTCTTAATCAACAATTGACGGTGTAAACCGGGACCCTGGACGTAAAAAATCCAGGGTTTCTTTTTGGCGTTAAATATGCACATAATGAAAGTCTTGTGCCGCACCCTTTTTGATTGTACCTACACAGGTGTCACAGGACATCTTCGCCCTCAACAGTTACCATTTACCACAAAGACAGGTCTAGTGATTCACACCCCCGACCAATGGAACCGCAGCCGCAATCAACAACGCAACTGGGAAAGTTTACTACAAATAATGAGCCTGCGAACACAGCCCATGAATGTTGTGCTACCCACAAAACACCCCGACGGCTGGCATTTTGCGTTTGATGTTGAATCTGAAGGTGTGCTTGGCAGCAACTTTGGCAGTGATGATTTAGATGGACTTGTTGGTGATTGTGAAGGTGTGCCCATGGTCACAGGATTAGACGAAGCAGAAGCAGTCACCGCTACCTTGCATGCTCAAGGCGCCAATCAAAACATTTGGTTCAGCGCCATAAATACGCCATTGGAGCCTGACCATGGTTGATACCACTGATATCGAAAAGAAAAGCCTTGAAGCCCACGTTGAACTGTGTGCAGAACGTTACCGCATGCTGGAACTCAAGATAGAAACAGTGGAACAAGAAGTTGGCCACGTCAAACAAATGGTCACTGAAGTGCATGGCATTGTGCGCAAAATGGGCGAAAAACGCAACGATCAAATCATTACCTGGGGCATTGGCATCATTGGTGTGCTGCTGGGTGTTGTGGGGTGGCTCACAGCCCACTACATCAAAACACTATGACCCGTGATCAAAAATTAGAACGCTTTGCCGAGCGCGAACTCAAACGTGTGTACACGGAACTCATAATTGACGATGAACACGGTGGATACGTGGCGTTTGGACGTTATCACTTGC